GATATGGAATTGGTCATTGGTTGGTTTAATCTCCACTGCATCAGCAGGAAGTTTCGATGGGAAAAGCATAGCTTCGCCGTGTAGGATACAATATTCGCCTGTTTTCTTGTTTTCTTGTTTTTTCATATTATTTTTTGTCGTTAAAATACTTAATTTATTTAATGGTTTATTATGCAATGTCGCTAATGATCAAATCACGACCACCAAGCCGCTGTTTGATTGCGCTCTTTAGGTCTTGGCAATCAGGCGACACACCTTCAAAGTGGAAAATTTTAGTTGTCTGATTAACCATACTCAAATATGGCGCAGTAGGAAGTCCATCGAAGATAGCTTTCATATCCCAAAGTTCATATTCACTTTTGTGCCACCAAACGTATTCATCACCTTTGTAGTTCTCGTGGGTATCAAGAAGCTTGCCCAAATTTTTGAAACGCTCAATTCCCGCTTTCCGCACAAACTCTGCTTTAACATCGGCGTTCTGAATCGTTTTGTAGTATTCAAGATCCAATTTTTCTTCGGGTGTAACCGCAACGTATTCTGGAACACGAACGCCATTAAGAGAGTAAACTTTCAGATCTCCCCGTCCTGCATACACAAGAGCAGCACCTCCGTCACGATGCAATCGGTTTTGCTCGCTTAGATAAATCTCGGTGGGCTTCTGTGATACAATAGTGTATTCTTTCATTGGATAAATACATCCCAATTGACCTGTTGCTTCCCAAGTCTTATACTTGGCATAAAGTTCAGCATCAACCTCAACACCCATTTCTTCAAACATAAAATCGTAGAAGGAAAATGTTCCTGCAAAAAAGCTACCGCTTTGCCATGGAACTTGTGCTGGTGGGATTTTGTATTTTTTCGGATTGCCATTAAAGAGATCATCCAATGCAGTGTCCAACTGATCAATGGGAACGCCGTGATCCGTAATCAAATGACATGCTGCCCATGCTTCCAAAGGATTGTCAAGGATGATGAGCGGAACATCCACACTCATATTAATGAGCTTTCGAAATTGGTTTATTGTTTTTTCGGTTCGCTCTCTGTCAAGACGGTCGGTATTTGTACCAACTGCAATCCATTTAGCACTATATTCTGGCATTTTTGCTTCTTGCTCTGGTGTGAGCTTTTCAATTTTTGTTTTTTTCACGTTTATTATTATATTATATTATATTATATTATCAATTCTGATCTTTGTGAAATCACAGAATACCTTCAACGATTTGATAGATATTAGATGGTTTACCGCGACTACCAGCAGGTTTTTCAACCTTACCGACTATTTCAGCTTTACCAATCTTTACCAGTGTTTGGAGGAATCCATTTACGTAGACCACATCCACTCCCAATTTATCGCTCAATTCTTTAACAGTTGTTTTCATATTGTTGTTTGTTTTGTTTGTTACTTCTTCATTATAATCTAGTTTTTTAATATTCAAGTAAATTCTTCGTGGATGACCAATATCGGAGAATACTGCTTTATCACCGACAATCTCATACGGTTTTTGATCTGTCCAGAAAAAGCGTTCATCATCTTCTTCCTCTGGACATTTTGCAAAAACAATTTCAAATCGTCTTTGCCCATCAACAGGTTCAATTTCAATTACTTTAGCATCTTCTCCCAAATCACTAACATGATAAGAGATTTCTATTTCTTTTTTTAGTAAGTTAATGGGATTGTATATTTCGTGCATATTTTTAGTGTTTGATATATTCGCTTGCCCAATTTCTGGCAACTTCTTCCAATTTTTCCTTGGCTTGTGATGGGAGAAAATCGTTCATGATTTCAATATCCCAATCAATTACATCACCAGTTGGACAAATCTCATCATCATGACCGTATTCCCAATCACTATAGATGGGAAAGATATCGACTTCCGATTCATAAAATTCGTTGTTAATTTCAACTTCAAACGTCTCTTTCATAAAATTAAAATAAGTTAGTTTTTATTTTGGAACAGACAACCATGTCAATACCCCTGATGCCAATGTTGTAAATAATCGGATGACATTCGATGTTCCTCTGTCAAGACCAATCTCTTGTAACAATGGTGATGCCATAAAAAAACAAAATCCAAAAGCAACAATACCAATGATAAAAAAAGCAGGAACACTGTAGTCATGTGCCATGATTCTGGAGAGAACATAACAACCAACAAGAGTTAATCCAAAAGCAATGAACCCTGAAGTGATTGCCATTCCAATTAAAAATAAAGTAAGTCCCAATGCGATGTAAGGTAATTTAAACATGGTTCAAGTGTGTTCTAGTTTTTAATAATATCAATTTCTTCGGAACGTAGGGACTCACCGATGGACAGTTGATGACCTTCGAAGATGTAGCGAGCGTATTCGCCATACTTTTCCATTACGTCTTGAATACTATTAGCTTCCACCCATGTTCTCTTAGTAAGACAATGATGATGCGAGCCTGATTGCCAACGATCCTCCCAAATGACTGTGTATTTTTGCATGAAATAATTGTATTCTAGTTTTTAATTGCGTTCTTCTCTAAGTTCGTAGCGCAAATCTTGTAATTTATCTTCAAGTTCAAAGACTTGTTGAGCAAGTGCGGTATTAGCATAACGAAGAACTTCAATGTCTTTTGGCAAGCATGGCAACCCTTCTGCGAGCTTGTCTGCATATGCTGAGAGTTCTTTGTAGTCTTCATAGCTTACCCATTCACCAGAGCTATCTGCCTCCATTTCGGCGGAGAAGCAATCAAATTTGTATTCGCGTAGAATTGGGGTGTATGTTTGGATTTTTTCCATATTTTTGTTTAGTTAAAGTCGTGACCCGTAACGTGGGTCAGGCGTGTGTTAAACGCTGTGTCCAAGTGTCGCCCTATTTACCACATTCCAACCCCCGATCAGGTCGCTCATTTTTACTTACTCTCCTTTCCACATGCTGTGTCCGATAGCGAATCGGAATGCCAAGGTGAATTGAATAGGACTGGCGGATTGAACCCTTTACCCTAAGTAGATAGCTTTAAAATGCCCTCATTGCGGAGGCTGGAATGTGGTGTCGGTCTTGCACCCGACTTTGGTGTCACAATTGATTAGTGAGAATCTGCACACCTACATTTCTCAATCCAACTTTGGCTTGGCGCATGGAGAGCTACTACCACATCTTACGTTGAGTCATTCTCCAAAGCTGGATTGAAAAGACATACAAGCGGTATGTCAGCGCTAGAAGATTTATTGTTGCGGGGAAGTATGTTTGGATTTTTTCCATGTTTTATTGTTTAAAATTAATTCCGCTTCGGAACGGTTCGTACGCTACCTTTTCAATATCCGAGTTTAGGGATGATGGAATTTATACCTGTCATTGCTGACTTTATCTGCGCACCCAAAGGCTCCATTTCTCGATCCCACCAGTCTCCGTGCTAAGTTAATAGTAGAGGGAGTTGCTGGTCATGTATTGATACTGCCGAAGCGAAAAATTTTTACTGGGCGTTCTTGTAAACTTTGCGGCTTCGATGTTTACTGGCTGGAGCGTTCCAGCTAGTGTCACAGCAGCTTCCTTTGAAGATTTTTGTGCCATTGTTATTTTGGTCTTTTTTGCTGGCGAATCCCGCTTTGCGAGCTTGTTTACTATTTTTATTCATTTTATTTTGTTGTGTTGTTTTGTTTAAGCCATGTCATCACGAATGCTCATCAATATCAAGCGTTGATCAAGTTGTTCGTTAATCATTTTCATCCATTTATTTTTTTTATCCTCACTAGCATCTTGCCAAGATTCACTAAGAATAGAAAGATTTTCATCAATCTTTTGAATGGAAGATAGATTTTCTCCCGCATCGTATTGTTGTTCTAATTTTGTTACCATTTTAACTCGTTGTCAGGTGTTCAGTATATTCTAGTTTTTAAATATTTCGAGTGATCAATTCACAATTCTCAACATTGGGAATTCTATCAAAGTCTTCCACACTCACATTGTCAATGATCATCAGCATCGTTTTGATAAATTCACCATGGGATACAATAACAGCAGTATCAGCCACTTGGGTCTTCAACCAATTCAGAAAGATGAATGCTCTCTGATGGCAATCAGCGAATGATTCCCCACCATCAGGACGACGATAGAAGTCAAACAGATGGTTACGTTCTTCTATGGTTTTATATTTTTCGAATTCTTCTCGGAGTTTTCCCCACTCACGTTCGCGAATCAAAGGTGTTTCAAATTTTGTAAGAGAATAAGGAATCCAAAGTCGAGGTTGAGTTAATTGTTTTTCAATTATTTCTGTTGTTTGTTTTGCCCTTGTGTATGAACTATATACTAATAGACATTTATAGGAATCATTGGAATCAATAATATTATTATAAATTTCTACACCAACTAGGTTTGCTTGTTCCTTACCCTTTTCGGTTAGAGGAACAGACCAATCAGGCATTTTAAAATAGACTGACTTGTTAATGTTCCCTTCTGATTGTCCATGACGAGTGATTAGTAATTTCATAATTGCGAGATTTTAATTTGAAACCATTTAGCTATTTTTTTCGAACAAACAGCACCAAATTCTTTTCTAGTAATATCTGATGATCTGATAGAATCACCTTCTTCTTCCCAACAATCTTCAATCACCAATCGAACGAAGTCTCCAATTTTTTGAGGAATTTTATCAGCTTCCGTTACGACAACTTTATCGTAAATTTGTTGTAATCTATCTTCATGGCAATGTGTATCGACTGCTTCTTGGATTGAGTCTAATTTTTGAACATCAACCGTGGGAAGCTTTTTAATTTTAGAAATAGTATGTTTTTCATCTTTGGTTTTAAATGATGTTGAATACCCATGCACACCATCAATCCGCCAAACCAATCCTTCCCCCACGCCTGATACTCCAAACTCTTTAGCAAATGGACATTCATTTCCAATTTCAGTTGTCCATTGTGTCATTTGCTCAATAGCCTTATCAGGACGATTCAAATCAATATCAATTTCGTATTTACGATAATCATCAATATTATATACATTTATGGAATGGTTACGAATTCCAGAAAAATCCAACCATTGGGTTGTTTCATCTTCAAAAATAGCCTTCATACCAAAGACAACAAATCTTTTTTCTAATTGATTCAAAGCGACACCTTTTTGAATAGAGCCACCACACCATTCTCCAAAAAGAATAATATGTTTCGCCCCATTAAAATCAACACCTAAAGAACTAAAAACGTGTTTCCCTTCTTTGTTCACCCAATGAGCAAAACCAGCATTATCCTGAATCTCATTAATAATATTCTCCCTTGATTGACAATAGAATGAACCATCTGGACTAAAGACAATGGCAGCGTTGGTACCATGCAACTTGATTCTTCCTGTGAATTTAATAATAGGCCACGTATCAGGTTCTTTATAAATCGCTTCATCGTTTTCATCTTTTCCAATATAGGAAATTTGTAATTTAATATCACGGAGAACTTGATGATATTGTTTAATTTTTGGGAATGTATAGTGTTTCATTATTTTTTAAGTAATTTGTAAAGGATGTAAATTCCTGTTGCGTATAGTAACACAAGAGTAATGGTTGTCAATATTTTTTTCATTTCGTTAATTCTTTATGTAATTTCTGACACTCTTGAGCGATCTTCCACACAGCATTCATACCACGACCAAACTTCTGAAGCTTACCCTCTTCAACCATCTCACGCATGATTTTACCAGCGATTTGCCCCGATATCCCCAACCTATCACAGATGCGATCCAATGTCAAATGAGGAGGTTCATTCATAGCAAGAATCTCTTCTTTACGCTTTTCATCGGCAGGAACTTTGGATTGTTTTTCCTTTACTTCTTCCACGGGAGGGACATGAACACCTTTGAAGTCAAATCCTCTTGGAGTCATAAGTGCCATGTGATTTTTAGTTTCTCCAAAACGATTTTTATATACATGAATAATACGCATGGAATTATCTTCGGAATCAACCGTGATTTTTATGTTCACATCAACAGCATGGATGATGTCAGTACCACCTTTGGGAAGACCTTGAGTAGTAACATGGAGAACGAATACCAATACGCAACCAGTCTCTTTAGCAGTGGAAAGAAGTAAATCTTGCGCATATTGATAGAACTCACGTTTCTTCATGTTCTTGTTGGAACGAAGAGCTTGAAAGCTATCTACCACCATCATATCATAAGAATGCATGGCAGCAGCAATTTCCTCCACATCCTTGATATGAGCCACGTCAACATCAACAACCCCCAAACGCTTGCAAGCATATGCAATCTGAATATGAGATTCTTCACCAGATGCGACCGCCACTTGCTTACCTTGAGTGGTAAGCATTTGTGCAATTTGTAATAAAATCGTGGATTTTCCAGTTCCTCCTGGAGCACAAATAGTTATAGCACTACCTCGTATAAGCCCTTTAAGGTGTTCTGTTCCAAACATCATGTCAATCTCATTGCAACCAGTCACCATGCGATTGAAGAAAGCATCTGGAATTTCAATCGATGAACATTTAGTGAATTTTGTTTCTTGTGTATTGATTTGCATGTGCTGAATATATTCTAGTTTTTAATGAGATTCCCGTTATTGAATGGTTGCTTTACAAATCCAAGTTCTTCTGCTTTTGGCGGTGATAGCGTTGCACACCACCTGCCTTTCTTAAACATGTCTCCTGCTTCACCAGTATACTGACATGTCTTTGAAGAGAGATATTCAGCAAAACGAATCATACCATCCACACAATCATCTCCACCATCAGCATAGAATCTTAAAGTGCCAAACTTTTCTTTAAATTGTGTAACTTTAACATCAGGTGGATTCTGACAAATGTAAAGCTCTTGCCGATAAAAAAACTGACTAATCTTGTGTGTAACTCGTCGGCATTTCGTTGAAAACTTTCTATCCACCTTCCTTTTGATTGCAAACCACCCATTGCTTAGAAAACGCATGATTTTTTTATTTGGATTACGAATGTAACGAGTGTTCTTTGTGTAATCTACAATTGCTCCACACAAGTTGTCCACAATGGGTTCCCAACCTTTTGGGCAATCACTGCCGCACCGTTGCGTTTCTGGTAATAGCTCGCCATTTTCTCCTGTATAAAAAAGACTTGGATATTTTTTAAACAGATACTGTTCAAAGTCTTCTTCAACCTCTGCTTCAATTTTTTCTTTTAGCTCTTTCATTATTTATTTATTTGAAATGGTACGAATAGCGGGACTCCAACCCGCAAGCCTCTCGGCGTTCGATTTTAAGTCGAAAGTGTTTAGCAATTTCACCATATTCGTTTTATTGTTCTAATGTATGATATTTTACTTCTTTTGTTTGTGCGCTTTTGATAAAGTTTTCCGCTTTATCTTTGCTCAACCAGTGGGTATGGTTCTCCCACCACCAAAGAATTTTATATTGAACTGTAAAGATGCTCTCGCCATTACCATCGACTATTTCGCGTATTCGGTATTTCATATTTGTCTATCAATTTATCATATTCATTGTTATAGTCAACGATTATTTTTCATTTCCAAGATTTTCTTTATATCTACTTACAAGATCTTCAACATATTTCGTAGCGTCTTCCTTAGATACAAAACCATTCTTTGAAATGTTCTCAATATGCCTTTCGAGTGTTTCGGCGTTATCTACATCATAAGAACTGATTACATCAGCAAGCCAAAATTTCCATCCATCCTTATAACATTGTGCCACGATGTTTATAGCAGCACCAGCCATAAATCCTGTAATCCCTCCCTGATCATCACACTTACAAATGATTCCATGAGGTGTTGTCATGTCAGGACTATACCCGATATTGAATTCTCCTTCAAATCCATCCAGATGTTCCATGATGTTGATGGCGACATCTACACATGCCGATCCATACCCATCACTATTGATTGCAATCTGATTTTGTAGCAGTTCCTTATTTATTAATCCTTTAATGTTGTCTATGTTTCTCATATTATTTTTCATTCTTTATAATCTTTTTCAATTCAATCAGCCGTTCCATGAGTTGGTAAATATCAAGAGGTTCCTTTTCATCATATCCAAAATTAATAAAATTATTGTCACAACCATAGCCATCTCCCGCAGGAGAATTAATTGTTGATTTTTGGACTGCAATGTAATGCTCACCCTCCACCGCTTTAGTGGTTGATTTAAGCACGGTGATGACATGTGCCTTGAGTGCAGCATGTTGTTCAAGCGCAAGCGTCTCAGGCGTTGTTTTTAATAGTTGTTCTAATTTCATATTTTTGTTTGATTTATCAAAAGTAACAATATTCCACAACTTTCCCGCTTTCGTCGCGGTATTGAGTGTAAATATGCGTAGAGACGCATGAATCTTCATTCTCCTCCCATACTCCAAGTTTTTCTTGTAGGTCGTGCAATGCTTTTGCATACTGCTTGCAAGCGGCTTTTGCACTTGCCATATTATCGTAGATAATGTTGTCTTCCATGTTTATAGGTTGTTTCTCTTGTATATTGATTTCAATTTTGTCTTCATGAAATTTAATAATTCCATCTCGAACCAATTTGTCAGCTAATTCGTTACATGTTTGATCGTCTCCCCATTGTTCCCTAGTTTTTAAAGAGAGATGGGGGGATGCAAGAATCATACTGATCGTGGAAATTTCTTCCAAAGAGAACCTACCATCAAAAAGTTCCAAAGGGATTGTAATATCATTCTTTTTCATATTTTTCACTAATCATCTTAGCACATTCCCACCAATCTGTCAAATCATTATTATCACTAATTAAATGCATTGAACATTTTCCAGCATATACACTTGGTTGAGAGCATAATACAATATCTTCTCTACCACAAAGCATGAGTGTTTCTTCCATAAGTTCCTGATATTCACAATCATAATCGAGAATAGCAGTTCCACCATTTTCTAAAGGTAACATATTAAGTTTGTAGTTCATCTAAGTGAATGCCTAATGTTTCAATTCTAAAAATACCCATTAAATTGCATTGGTTGGCATAGCGATAAAACGATCCGCTTTTAAATTCTGAATTGCCACCATATACAAAAGCTACTACATTTGAGTTGATACGTTGATAAAATTCTGGCAATTCTTTTGATACTCCAATATTTACCAAGTATTGAGCTAATCTTTGGATAGCTTCATCTGATGATTTTATTGCCCCAATGAACACGAATCCAAGATTATCACTATAATAATACTTTAATTCGTTATTGGGTAATGTTTTTTCTGGAACCATTGTGTATTATTTGAAGTATTTGCTAGCACGAACTTTCATATGTTCAAGTGATTCCAATACCACTTTACAACGATCATCAACTTTGGGAAATTGAAATTCTTTTGCGTTTGCTCGTGCCACAGCAATTTTAATTCCAAGTTCACGATCCCACTTATCCACAGGATTGTGGAGAGAGTAACCAAAGTGAACTTCATTGTCTTGTTTGAATGACACAACTATTCCATGTGGCTTGCGATTTGTGTCTCTGATATAATTGATTAACATAGTATCCATATTGTAAGTTAGTTTTTAAATTAAGGTTTATTTGATCAGGTCTTGGTTTTGTTGTTTTCGTTTCACAGCTTCATTCATAAAATGCACGACAGTATCTCTAAAAATGTCGTCGTCAATATTATAACCATGATAATCATCTACTTCCAAGTAATTTTTTAGAGGATTAATCAACATCAATGATGTCTTTTCTACATTAAACGATGGAATCAGATTATCAATTAAAAGGTTATTTTTATTCGCTAAAGGATGTTGAGCTACCAAAGTTTCATTTCCATATAAACTGGGAATTTTAATTGAGTGGCTCTCTATTGTTTCGCGCCCAATGATATGAGACTCAGGGAATGCCCACTTTGCTTGAATATTGATGCGTTGAGCATAAAGCTCTGCGGCAGCGGTAAGGATATAAACATTGTCTGCCCCAAATACTTTGCGACTATATTCAATCACTTGTTTTGCGCAGGGTCTCACACATGTATAATAGAGCTCATCGTAAACATCAACAATAAATGTGTGTTTGTGTTTGTCGTGAATATAATTGCGAGAGCTGATAAGTGTTTCGTCGATGTCCCAAAAGAGTTTTATATTGTTTGTCGCTATTGTTTTTTTCATATTTTTTTTATTATTTATTTATTTTTTTAATGGTCATAACGATATTCTAAGATTTGATCACGAACAGAGTCCTCAACAGAGTCCTCAACAGAGTCCCAAACAGAGTCCCAAACAGAGTACTCAACAGAATCCCAAACAGAGTTCTGCACAGAGAGCCGCACAGAGCCCACAACAGAGTCCTCAACAGAATCCCAAACAGAGTCCCGCACAGAGAGCCCAACGGAGTGCGCAACAGAGACCTTTAGCATTTCTTCAACAATCATAATTATATTCTAAGATTTGAACATGAACAGAGCTCCGAACAGAGTTCCGCACAGAGTTCCGCACAGAGTCCCAAACAGAGTCCTCAACAGAGTCCCAAGCAGAGTCCTCAACAGAATCCCAAACAGAGTTCCGCACAGAGTTCCGCACAGAGTCCGCAACAGAGCCCTCAACAGTGCGCATTAGCATTTCTTCAACAGTCATAAGCATATTCTAAAATTTGAGCACGTACAGAGTCCCCAACAGAGTCCCAAACAGAGTCCTCAACAGAATCCCAAACAGAGTACACAACAGAGTCCTGAACAGAGTCCCAAACAGAGTCCCGCACAGAGTCCCAAACAGAGCCATGTACAGAGCTCCGAACAGAGTCCTTTAGCATTTTTTCAACAGTCATAAGTGATTGAAATATTCTTTATTATACCAATATGGTTTATTACGTTTCCAACTTGCTATATGTTGTTTATCAAAAAAACAGTAAGCCTTGTATTTCTCCGTAGCTGACAAAGACTCAAATTCAGGTAGAGTTCGACATACACAATCACCAGAAATTGCAATTGCAAAGGGTGTTAGATCACAAGAATCAAATCCTAATAGATGTACATGGTCTTCGCACCATTCCAATACTGCTTGGGATTTGTGAACCTTCCCATAACGTGCTGTGTATTCGTCTGCAATGCCATGACCATGGGCAATAAGCCATTGGAAGTTGTCATAACTTGCTCTAGTCCAAATAGAACTTGGATGATTTCTATGACTTTGCTTGTAAGGAGCTTCAATACCTTGCAAATGATATGCAGTGCATAAGAGCTGGCACGATTCTAACAATTGTTTTAAAACATGTTTGTCACATAACCACATGGCTGCTTGTGTTGGCGATGAATCGGTAAAAAAGATTTGCATAATGTAAAAATACTAATGAATGTGTTCAACCTACTAAGTAATAATATGGATAAAAAAAGATGGGAAGAAAGTGAAATTAATTTTTTAAAAGATAATTATAAAGAAAGGGGATTTGATTTTTGTGTTAGAAGCTTACCAAATAGAACATTGGAATCAATTGATAGGAAAATTAGTCGATTGAAATTGAAAAAGAGATCAAAAGTGTGGACAGAAGATGAAGTTAATTTTTTAAAACAATTTTATGCTATTAAAGGTTCTCTTTTTTGCGTTGAAAAATTGAATGATCGAACCATTGAATCGGTAAGATTAAAAGCTGGTAAGTTGGGTATAGATAGAGATGTTGTAAGTCGCTATAATCAAATTATAGCACCAGATGGCTATAAACATTGCCCATCTTGTTCACAAATATTACCGTTGGGATTTTATTATAGAAAAAATAAAAAAAATGAATATGATGAAGAAAAAACATATAGAATTTGTAGGTCTTGTGCAATGGAGAAATCAAAGAGAAATTATAGAACCCATAAAAGTTCTAGCGTTGAAAGATATAGAAAAAATCCAATCAAAAAAATATTAAGCAATTTAAAAACTCGATCCAAAAGCGGTGGATACCCATTTGATTTAGACGAGGATGATATCATAATTCCTGATTTTTGTCCTGTGTTGGGGATACCTATAATTCCAAATAGTAATTCCGATAATTCGCCATCGGTGGATAAATTTATATCAACTCTTGGATATGTGAAGGGAAATGTTTTTGTCATATCTAAACGAGCGAATAGGATAAAATGTGATGCTAATATAGAAGAAATAGAAAAATTATTAAATTGGATGAAATCAAAATGAAATAATCATTTTAACACAGTGGCTGTTGACTAACCATCTTGCTGATTGATCAGGGTCTTCGGAAGTAGTAAAAATATTCATAGGAAAATTGTATTCTAGTTTTTAATGTATGATACATTAGTCATAAATCGATTTAATGTAGCATAGATAATACATTATCCATCATATTCCCTCCCATAGTAAATTAAAAATGCCCCATATTTCAGGGGCATTTTTGTGACATTTTGATCAGAACGAACGAATACCGTTCAATCTGATTTCTGTAGCAAGATCTCGAACATCTACTGAATGTTCTTTAGATGAGGCAGAATTTTGGCGAATTAAAACTCGCGCCCCTCCACCTAGCAAATGGAACGAACCATCTTTCAGTTGTACCATTGTCACATTGAAGAGCTTTGGGTGTTTTCTTTGATCACGACTCCTAAGCCACTGTTTGTTTTTTCTTTTTGTTTTATGTGTTTTGTTGTTTTCCATAATCTTAATTATATTAGCATTGTTGTTTAGATTGTCAATCAGTAATGTGAATTTTTTTCAATTATCTTTTTTAATTCTTTCGATGATATTCTCAATTCCTTGAACGATTTCTACTGTCGTGTCGGTTTCCACTATTAAACATGGCACATTACGAATACCATGTTCTTTAAACCATTCGATGTTTTCAGGATCATTGTAACTTTTATTCTCCACAGTTAATCCCATTTTTTCTAGTCTTGCTTTCAACGTGTGGCATGGACCGCAGGTGGCACTTGTCGCCAATACAAAATTTTTATTCATTTTATTTTTTATTTAATTTACTTCAATTAGTTCTACTTTTACTTTTATAATACCCTTTTGTTTAAAGTCAAGTATTGTTGCAGCAGCAACAGAAACATCGATTATCCGACCTGAAATAAATGGTCCTCTATCATTTACTCTTACCAATATAGATTTTCCGTTAGATAGATTTGTGATTCTTACAATAGAACCAAATGGAAAAGTCCTATGAGCAGCAGTTAGCTTAGTATCGCTGAGTCTTTCGCCGCTCGCTGTCATCGTGCCTCTATTTGATTTCACAGAGTAAAAAGAAGCTTTTCCATACTCCAGAGCATTCGCTAACATTGTTGTGGCTAATAGTGCCAATAGTATTTTTTTCATTTTTTTATAATTCTAAGATTTTCTCCATTGCTTTGCGCACGATTTTATCATCAATTTCTCTATTGTCAAGAAGTAAAAAAGCAATCGAGGTTTTCCAATTGCGAAACTTTTGTTGAATAGCATTTGCTTGTTCTTTGCGATTTGAATAATTACGAATAAACAACATTGCCTCATTCATATTATCTACGAACTTTACGAATTTAGCATATGCATCGGTGATTTCTTGGATAAACGGCTTGCACTTCTCTGCGATTTCATAATCCAAAAGCGTTTCGATATATTTATAAAAGTCCTTATAATTTGTGAACTTTGGTGATTGCATAAATACATCTAAAACATTATTAATGGTTTTAATTCCCGTTGCTAATTTATGAAGTTCACAATATTCGTCTGCCTTAATTTTTTTGAGGATTTGACCATTTGGAGAATATAGAACGACACCCTCCTTACCTTTCCAAGCAGAAACATCCATGATACATTCTTCAACAGAATCGTATTGGTATCTATCTGGACGATCAAATTGATATTGAGAAGCGCATGTATCTAAATATTTTTGACTATAGTAAACGCCGTCTTCGTTTGACACTATACCAACTAAAGTTAATTTATACTCATTAGATTCTCTCAATACGATGATATTCGAGGGAGTAGTCCATTCAAAGAGCCACGATTGTTCTAGCCCCGACATACTGTCAAAAGTATCGTTGTTTTTAAAAAATTGCTTATACTTCTCAACTAGTAAATCTATTTCATAACCATTGGGCAGTAAACGAGCATTTATAGTTCCACGGGTTCTAATTATCCACTCACCCTTGTAGCAAGAAACAATTAAAAGACTACCATCCAATTTATGCGTCGCTTCGATATTCCACAAATTATTCCAAGGCTCAAACGATGGTTTTTCCCCAAAGTTAGTGAATTTCTTAAAACCTTGGCTGATTACAAAATTGTCAGATTTGCGAACTACGCAGGAGCGGAAACGAGCGTTCTCATCGTTCCATTCAACGCTCATGTCTTTGGGAACAATTAACCAGCATTCATCGCCAGCAATCATGCACTCTTTGTAATTAAATTCTTCTTTGTTTGGTAGTTTCATATTAGTAGCTGATTTCTCCGAGTCGATCAAAACATGATTTGTTTCGTTTTTTTGCATCAATCATAACAAACTTTTTCTTGTTTTTGCTATACCATCGTTTGGATTCTTCTTCAGTCTTGATAAACTGGTTGGGGAAGTCCCACTCTTCTTCTTTGACTTGCTCTTTAATGAGCTCATCAAGATGTTGTTGAACATCAGCGGGAATCTCCCGAGATCGGTTTTTTTGCTTCCATTCTTCTTCAATGCCCCATCGGATATATTCTTTGCATCGTTTTACTAATTCGCATTCCACAAGCTCAATATTCATCCAATCTTCAACGAGTCCATTCCACATTTTAATTTCAGGATTGCCTTTGATTTTTTGAAGCTGTTCAATTAGTTGTTTTTTTTTCATTCTTCCCAAAGGTTAAGTGTTTTCAGGAATGCTTCTGCGCATTCTTCGGCGGTTGCGTGTAGCGGATTGTTAGTGATTTTCCACAATTCCGCAGAGTAAATGACCCACTGTTTATCGGTTAAAATCTTTTTTGCCTCATGAATCGCGTTCAGGTCGTTGAGGTAGTTTGGTATTGTATCTAGATATTGCCAGCTATTGCTTGGTGGTTTTGCTAGCCATTTTCTTTTGTTGGTTTCCCACCCGCAAGCCTCCGCTATTTTGATTCTTTGTAGTTCTGGTGACATAATTTTATTTTGGAAACTCACATTCCACAATCCCAATGTTCATCCAATCTTGAACAAAATCATTCCACATTTTGATTTCGGGATTGCCTTTGATTTTTTGAAGTTGTTCAATTAATTGATTTTTTTTCATAATTTAAATATAGTCTTCTACTTTGTATAAGCTATTATCAGTTGTGATGTAAGTCACGCCATTCCGCTCTTCCACATTCCGAACAATCGAGCTATGGAAAACGCCACGACTTTCGATCAATGCTCCTGTAATGTCAGATCGGAAAAATCGATCCATAAGAATTGGAGAATTACATTTAATTTCACCAATTAATTCACCAACCATTTCATAAGCAATTGGTGGGGATTTACCTTCTAAGAAATGCCCCCATCCTCCTCTTTCTTGATCAATTCTATATTCTTTGACTGTTTGCGATTGAAGCGCAAGACTGTTGGGATTTATGTCTATTTTTGTTAATCTTTTCATGCTATTATTGTTTTTGTTTTCTATAATCTTATTATATTAGATTTCATCACATTTATCAAAATCATATACAGTATCGCTTTTTATTAAATATGTTCCGCAACGATTATCGCTAAAAATCTCCATCCAAATCCCAACATACTCCATTTCAGTGCAACCGTGTTTTTTGCATTCAGGTAAAGAATTATAAAGACGCATTACTTTTTCAATGTTTTTTTCAACAAACATCGCATGTAAGATATTCATTTGGCGTTGAAGTTGATGTCCTTTAAAACATTTTTTTAAACGCTTAATTTCTTGATCAATATCAAATTCGAAAGTATCAGTAAATATTCTAGTAATTTTCATACTTCACGGTTTTTTAAAATATATTCAATTACTTTTTTAGTATCAAATTGAATTTGTTTAACATTTTTCAAAATGTTCTGTAGGTGATCTGTTTCACAATTCTTTAGGAGAACGTATTTTAGAGGTGATTTACCATCTTTACCATAAGTTCCCCAAATACAATTGTTCACCTTTTCTTTAAAACTATCACAATTTGGATATTCTTCAAGTGGTAGAATTCTACCTTGTTTCACATCCCAAATACCATTGATTTGTCTTTTATTATATTTGTTATAAATTTCTGCAAAATCAGCATTAACTTCAAACCAAACCGTTTCACCTTCCAAAGAAAAACGATTATATCCACCATAAAAATTGGTTAGGTACTGACCACCATCAACCATCATTTCACCATGAGTTACATAATGATAGCGATGCAAAGATGCGATAAATTTATCACCATCTGTTTTTCCTAAAAGTTTCATGATTACAGTGTAGATTAGTTTTTAAACATGTCAAGAGAATATGTTTGATTTAATTAATTAATTTAACTCTGTTGAATACCTCAATAGCATCTACTTTGATTTTATCTTCTCCATTTTTAATTCTTTCCGATAAATCTATAAATTTCTGAAATTCTTCGAAATCTGGCTCTATTGTGAAATTACCAGAAATATTCATCATTTTTCTTTGATTTTCAGCAATTGGAATTATTTCATCTTCATTTATACAAGATAGATGGTAATTCACCCCACTGAAATTATAAACGAAATAACAATGGTCTGGCTCCTCTACAACCAACTTATCAATAACTTTATTGTAAAAATAAAGATCTCCTGCTCCGTCTTTTTCAAAATGAGAATACGCTCCATATTTTAAAAATGCAGACGGGGTATATGCGATAGCATTTGGTGCATTTGTACTTCGTTCAAAAAATCCTCCGTATGTAATAAAGCATTGAGTATTTCTAAAAAGCTCAATGGAAGGATTTTCTTCAAATTTTTTCACATGATATTCAATTTGTTCTGGTAAAAAAATATCATCATCGTCCAATGGCATAATGAGGTCATATTGTTTACCCATAATACCACCAATATTCCGTTTCACATCGACCAGATGTTTTTTGTTGAGATTAAGCACAGTCACTCTATCGTGTTTGAATACTATATTTACATCTGGATCATCGTTGATAATAACCAAATCACTATTCGTGTGAGTTTGAGATAAAAAAGATGCAACCATTCTACCCAAATAAGGTAATCTTGCATATGTTGGGCATATTGTTAATACTTTCATATTATTCAGTTTCGTTTTCGTTTTTGTTGTCCTGTGCTGGTGTGTTCGTCCAATAGCCTCTTACTTCCGTATCCCATCGTCGCAGGAAACTAGTTTCGCCATCATCGCAGCTCAATAGCCAGTCCACCCGTTGTGCCATTTCTTGCGCCTGTCTGAGCGTGTGCGCAGCCTCCTTGAACTTCTCGATGATTTCAGGCGGGTAATTGTTTCCTTTTTTCCCGCCCCACTCGTTTAGTGTTTGGTCATCATTGCTTTCAATGACTTCATCTATTTCGACTGCAATGTCATTAATTCGGTATTGTGCGTAATCAAAATGTCCTCCGCTCATATTATTCAGTTTCGTTTTGGTTGTTGTTGTCCTGTGCTGGGGTGTTCGGCAGAGAATTGATGTGATCCGCTACCTCTTGAGATGTTCCTCGAATGTCCTGCTTTTCGCGTTTGTCGTTGTAATAAGTGACTTGGCACATCCGATCCATGCAGCCAATCGTGAGGCGCACGGTTCCAAAATAAGATTGCCGAACAAGTCGCGGCAGATCAACCGCCGTCGGCGGGGTCTGCGCTATTGCGTTTTGCGAGAATCCCTTTGGGTGATTAGCGGGGAGAATTGCGCGGAGATATTTAGAGTTTGTGCTGCATTTACAGCTTTCTGGCGTGATTAGTGGGCTACCGTTTTCAGTAACATCAAATAACCACGGTTTATCATGTAGATTAAGTCCTGACACACACGCTAGCGCGTGATGCGACAGCACTTCGGCAAGAGCATCGACCAACGCAGAACAATGCATCGCATCCAATCCCTTATCACTGGTTGGTCTGTTGATAATTGGCTCTGGTTTGGCGCGGTAGTCAAATAATGTGAAATCAAAGCCCTCGCTTTCAATGTGGCTTTCATTAATCCAGTAATCGCAGACTTGTTTGTTTTTACATTGCACCTCCCCACCGTTTTTGTGGTGGGCAATCACTGCAATCATTTCGTCGTGTGTCATAGTTTTGTTGGTTCTGTTTGGGTTAGGGTTGCCCACTTTTCAATCGTGCGAAGGAAGGCATCTGCCCGTTGCGCGGCGGTTGCTGTCATTGGTGCAAAAAATGGTTGCTCCGACTGCCATGCTATTGATGTGAGCATTCTTGCATATTCTGCTTTTTTGAAAAAGTTTAAGGTTTTCTCCGCTTCGTGCATGGCGTTGAGGTCGTTGAGGTAGTCGGGTAATACTCCTTGAGATGCCATTTCTTTGTGAGCTACCCACTTTATTCGGTGGGTTAAAGATTCATTTTGCCAAGACCACATTGGGCTTAATCCATTTGATTTTAACTCCCACCCACACGCTTCCGCAATCGCTATTCTTTGTTCTTCTGGTTTCATATTTTTGTTTCCTCCCATTTGTTGATTGTTCTTAAAAAGGCTTCTGCTCGTTGCGTGGCGGTCGCGTGGAACGGATAAACTGCAAATTGGAAGGAAACACTATCCTCCATTTCGCGAAGCTGATTGTAATCAAGCACCTTCTCTGCTTCGTGCATAGCGTTGAGATCGTTGAGGTAGTCGGGCATTTTCGTACAAGACTGATACCATGATGGCCCAAAATCTTCTTCTTTCCACCCACACGCTTCCGCAATGGCGATTCTTTGTTGTTCCTTAGTCATTTTGGTTCTGTTTGGGTTGTGGTTAGTGATTGGCAAGCTTGTTTGGCGTTATGTATTAATGCTATAAACATGAACTTTGCACACTCATCATCGCATTTGTCTAGATTGGTATTTGCAATCTGCTCCAAAGCCTCCGCCAGCCTGTCCCGCTGTTCGGTCATGGCAATTAGTTCTAATTGCACCTTTTTGGCATGATCCCAGATCGTCCCGTTCGGGTCCATCATCTCGCAGCCAAGGTCCTTGTTTTGTTGAGTGTATTTCGCTTTCCATTCATCCCGTTGCTGGGTCATGGCGGTGAGTTCGCGCCTTAACACGCAAGCAATGCGCGGGCAGTTGTCGTGGCAGGTATGATTGTCGTATGTGTCGTCGTTCATGGTTCTAGGGGCATGGATACCTTTTGTTATATAGCCACTCGGCAATCTTCGCTGCATTTGCTACGGGGACTGGATATTCGGGTTGCGGAACTCTAAGCTCATTCTTAATGCTCCGCAACTCTTCCGCCAGCGCGTCCCGTTGCTTGGTGACGGCGGTTAGTTCGTCTTCTGATTGTTTAGCAATTGTCATGTTGTTATTGTAAGTTAGTTTTTATTGATTTATTACGGACTCAAGCAATCTGTTTTTCTGCTCTGGGGAAAAGCCACTAAATGACAGCATC